TACCTTGCCGCCTTTATTCATTTTACCCACACCGTCTGCAGCAAACGAAGGAACTTTTTTACCGCCTTTAACAACCATTTCTAATTTTTTCATGGTGCTCTCCTAAATGATTTATGCCATCGGCCCACGGGCCATTGTGCCCTTGGTCGCTGCTCCATTACCGCGAGTTACATACCCGGTGGTTTTTACCCCAGTGGACAAGTTTACGGTTTCAACTTTGTACACTGTGGGTGTAGTCGGCATCACTACAACTTTGGGGCCATTGCCACTAGTCTTCATAACCAATCTCCTAAGATATAACTACTTTTACGTACCCTACGGTACCGCCAGCGTGCACACCAAATATCGGAAGAATCAGCGCACGTTCTTGTGGAAACTCACTAAAATCAGGTCTTGGGTTCCTAAGCGCTTGCGGATCATCCACTGGGAACTCGCCAAGGTGCAGCTGTGGGTGATCGGGGTTCCAGCACTCCGGGCAGGCGCGTACGTTAGTGTTTCTACCTTTAACAATTAACTCCCGAAGCTCTCGGAGTTTGTACGGGAACCCGCACACGTCGCACAGCGATAGCGCTTTCTGCCCAGAGGCAAACCGATTGCTCATCGCTACCTCGTGTAATACATGCGCGGGACGAACCTAACAGGGGCCTTTTCTCGATCTTCGCCCGCAGCTAACTCAAACTGCCTCTCATATTCTGCCTGAATCATGGGTATGCGCGGCATCAACGCCGGGTCTTTCTGTGCGATGTAGTACGCCAGCCCCGCCACCAAACACGGCAAAAATCTGAAGTTTATATCGGGGGTCTGCACGCCGCTGCCTGCATCTTCAATCCTGCGCATCCGCCAATACTTTATTATGTAATAGGGGGCGTTAATCGTGCCTTGGTCCGGAACAGGCCACACCGTTACTGTAGGATTCTCTTGCCCCCGGTCAATATACAGCTGAATCGGTCGTCCTTGATTAAGCTTGTTGGGTATAGTTGAGTACGTGGAGACGCTTATTCTGGAGATGTTCAGGTCTGACTGCGTGGAAGCGTTACCCGCTCCGGTGCGCACAACGTGCTCAAGCAGGTCTATGGTGTCGGCTGGCAAGTTGTAGGTGGCAACACCCTGACCGAGGTTAAGTGTGCCTTCCTCAATCGTCCACATGTTGATACCGCGGTTCTGCCACTCTATCGTCAGCAGATTCATCGAACGGCGTGCAGTTCTAAGGTCGTAGCCAGAGCGCATTTCCCGCCCAGCCCGCTCCCACGCTTCTTCCGCAATCTCGGTGAAGTCTAGATTAAACGTGGTAGTGCCGGACGTTGCCATTACTTTTTCCTCTTGAGGGGGTCAACCCTTTTGGGGGCCCCGGCAGGCTGACCTAAACTCTTCTTCTGAGCTATGCGCGAGCTTTTTTCCGCCGCTGTCATTTCGGAAGCGGTTTTTGGTGTTTTCTCGGAGACCCGCTTGCTCGGTCTACAGTAAGGCGTGCCGCGTTTTTCACCTTCTTGGCGACCACACGCCTTGCCGGTGCGTACATCTTTCCAGTCTTCTTTAAACCAGCGCTTGAGCGCCGCGCCTTTCTCGGTTTTACGAACGGCCATGTCAGCCCCCGCGTTTACGGCACTTGGCGATGGCCCCAGAAGCATAGGCCGATGGAAAAACTTTGTACGAAGCCTTCACCTTATGGTAGCAGGCGTCTTTAACGGTTCCGCCTTTTTTAAAGGCAGGCCCGGGCAGCTTAGTGGGGGCCACAGCCCCCATCCCGCGACAAGGCATCACGATCAGACCATCCGACCTTTGGTGTGGCCCTTCATGCAGCAGCCGTCACCACGAGTCACTCCGCCTTTGGCATAGCCCTTGGTCATGCCGCCACCCATCATGCGCTTAGTACCGCAGGAACCGCCCATTGCCATTTTCTTTGTCGGGCCAGAGCCTTCCATATCCATACGCTTGCGGGGGGACATCATCTTCATATCCATCATTTCTTTGCTCCTTTGCGCTTAGCAGCGCCGCTGAATTCTTTGCCTACTGACTGGGGAACGCCCACTTGTTTGGCAAATTTAGGGTTGTTTGCTACGGCCATCATGAACTTACGCTGGCGTTTAGAAACGGCTGGCATAACTACCTCAACAATTCCAAGCCCGGAGGCTCTTATTTATCCGGCTGTTCGGGTCATTGGCCGTCTTGGCGCTCGTGTTCTTGGCCTTCATCCCCGACATTCTGGCGCAAAACGACTTGCGTCTAGCCGCGTCTTTGTCGGTTTTGGGTTTCGGAGCTGGCGGCTTCAGGTTCATACCCTGAGCTTTTGCCGAAGCTCTACCCTTGGCGTTTAGCCCGCCCTTCGGGTCTTTGCCTTCTTTACGAGTCCAAGCAGGTGATTTAGCCATAATAGATTTGCGCACCGTCAATGCCACTTAGATACCCGTATATTCCGTTCTGCACTAATACACCTTCCCCCGGAATAGTTGGGGCGTTTTGGAACTCATCAGTGCTATGAGTTTCGTAGGTTAGTATCCACGCAGAAGAATACACAGCCGCCGGAGACCCTGTAATGGTTCCGGTATTGAGGTCGGTGACACTAAAAGAGTTAGCGTCAATTCGAGTTACTACGTAGTTACCGTCTGTTGCGGCGCCGCCTGAACCAGCAACAAAGTGGATACCAATTACATCTCCTGTAAGCAGGCCGTGGCTCGTTTTTGCTATGGTAACAAGCGTGCCCGATCTACCGTAGGTAACGCTCGAAGTCACGGGGGCTGTTATAGTATCAAACAGCACAAGTGTCCCACTGCCACCGTAGTAAGAAACGCCTTTTACGCGATTTCGCCCAAGAACGAAAAACCCGCTTTGGTTGAGGTGGCCTTGTTTGACATCATATTGCATAGCCATAGCACTCCCCTGTTAAGCGGTGCGTGTGAACACGTAAGCTGTTGCGCTTGAGAACATGATTGTGAAGCGAGCCAGACCCGTTGCGCCAGCAGCAATAGTCAGGTCACCAAAGCTACCGGGAGTGTCAGCCGCGCCGCTAGACAAAATACCGTTAACTGCAACAACCATAGTCACAGTGCTGGCACCGGCAGTGTTGTCAACGTAGAGGTCAAAGACTGTGCCTCGAACCGCACCAAGAGCTGCGCCCAACAACGTGCCTGTGGGCAGCGTAATGGCTGTAGCGGAGGCTGAAGTGGAGGTGATGTAGCCAGTTGCTACTTCCGCTGCCGTGGCAGTTGCTGTAGCGTTGATTGCGGAGGTTGTAGCGTGGGTGATGCTGCCTGTCCCAGCAATGTTGCCGGTGACGTTGCCGGTTAAGGCACCAATAAAGCCATTGGTAGAGGTAACGGGACCGGAAAAGGTAGTAGAAGCCATTAGAAATTCCTCACATGCGAGTTTGTGCGCTTCAGTCTGCATGTCGTCCGCCCGGTCGGTCTGCAGCGCGTAAAATGTTCCGGGGTTACGGCCTTTTTACCAGCTAACGAAGATGGTGTCAATCCACAAACAAAAAGGGCCCCGAAGGGCCCTCTCGTAACGACGTGAGTCGTTGATTTACATCAGGTCGCGCCCGGAGACCCGAAGATACCCAGAGGGTCAGAAACCCCGAAGCTGTATCGCTCACGCGCTTTGTAACGAGCGTTGCCCGTGTCAAAGTCGGCGTCCATAGATGTCTGCATAGGCGTACGAACAAAGTGTTTCAGTCCGTTGGGCACGTCAGTCATCAGGAACCAAGCGTTCGTGTCGGTCAGGTAGTTGTTAACCGTGTACCCGCCGGGGATAGAACCGTTGTTTTTCAGGGCGTTGAGATCGTTGTCGGCAGTGCCTACACGCAGCTCAGTTTCGAGCAAACGAGTTGCAACGAACTGCAGTGCCGGAGGGATCACCAACTTTCTCGGTCTAGCCGCGATCAACAGGCCACGTTCATCAGTCCACGCAGCGATTTGAATAACGGCGGCTTCCAAGGAAGTCTCGTTCAAGTCAGCGCCAGTGGTAGGACGGTTACTGTTAGTTCCACCGGACACCAACGGGTGCGCAGTAGAGCACAACACCTGACCGTCGCCGTATGTCGGATTGCCCGACCCGGTGAACGCGGTGTTAAGGATAGCAGCAGCCTTTACTTGCTTGGTGTACGCCATAGCACGAGCCAACGCTTTGGTATAACGAGTAGACAGTGAGTCATACAGGTTATCTTCCACCGCTTCTTCAGTGATGGAGAAGCCCATTGCGATGGTTTCGTGAGTGTAGCGAGCAGTAAACGCTTCTTGCGCGTTGTCGTACGCAATCGCGGAGCCTTCGTTTTTAACGGGGGCAGCGCCAAAGCCAGACAGCTTAGTTTCTTCTTCAAACGAGCGGTCCGAACTTTCGGTCTCGTAAATCTCGGTGTGTTGCTCACCGTATTTTTCATACTCAAGGCCAAACAGAGCATTAAGCCCCGGAAGCAGTTCTTTGAGTAGCTGTGCACGTGAAATAGCCATGTTCGTCTACTCCTTATAGACCAGTGTTCACAGACATGCTGTGGAAGCCGGGGTTGATTTTAACCAGCACGTCGGGGAACGCGTCTGAAATGGGGGAAACAAACGACACGATACGCAGGGCTGCTGGAACGGTAACGGTCGTGGACTCTATCGCGCTGGTTGAGTTGCCAGTACGGGTACTGCCCGTAGAGGTGCTCTGTGCAGCAGCGAAGAACGTGTTAGCGCCAATTGCGGCTTGTGTGGCAGTGCCATCAAGTTGCGCTTGGAACAGAACCATAGGGTCATCCACAACGAAAGCCTGTACCACGCCGGTAGTGTTGGCGGGGTAGTACTGACTAAAAATCACTTGCCCTTGCGCGTTAACAAAACTACAACCGACGAATACGCCAATTGCGCCTGTGACGCTGGTGGAGCCTGTGGGCCAGTCATTAGTGGTAGCATCTGCACCGGTTCCGGTGACGATGTTGATATAACCGTTGGCGTTGTTGTACACAACACTTCCGTAGAAGATGTTGGAGGCAAAGCCAGCAGGATCAATCAAGTATGTAGAGAAGGCGCCCGCGTAGGGCAGTCCGTCTACACGTTTAACGGGCCGAAGCCCGTACGGTGCGGCAGTTGTAGCCATGATAAAATCCTCAAATTAACCTTTACCGAAAGTTACCGTCGTTTTTCTCTCATTAAAGAGAGGCATTCTCGGGTCGTTTTCCCGCATAAGATTTTGGTCCACAGCGATCATCTGAGACTTGGTTTGGTGGGCATAATAGGCATTACGCTCTTCAACCAGCTCAATAGGCGCTTTACACAAAAGCAGGCCACCAATAACGACATTATCCTTGAAGCGCTCATTCTCAATGCTGCTCAGGAAAATCTCTGGGTGATCTACCGCGCGTACGGGTTCCCAACCTTCGCGGAGTTTAGAAGATACATTGGTTGCATCAGACTGTCCTCGGGTACTAATACGAACCCAGTGAAACGTATACCCTGCTTGTGGAGTCGGAGAGGGCAGTAACTCTGGGCGCCGCCACGCTTGTTTACGTGGGGTACGTTCGCGTTTTTCTAGTTCTCGATCTATTCTGTTATCAACCATTATGTTCTCCTCAATATCGCAACCTGTTTGGCGTAGTCCGCAAGAGACACCCCGAGTTTTTTGGCTAACGCAATTTGTGTGTCGCTTAATCGCACCTTGATAGGCGCTGTGCTCCGCGTAGCGGGTGCCACCACATTTGTCGTTTTCTTTACTTTCTGGGGTTCCGGTGCATCATCAATATCTTCATCGAAGTTCTCTGGGAACAACTTTCGCATACGAGCATTCACTTTCTCGTAGTATTCATCCGAACGAGGGTCTACACCCTCTTTTACTAACTTGCTGTGGTATCCCAGCGCTGACGCAGTCATCTCGTCGTCGCTGCCAAACCACGGATTATCGTTTCTCCATGCCTCCGCTTTTTCATCCCGCGTCTGCTGGGACTTTTGAGCGGTAGGGGCTTGCTGCTGTTGTACATTAACGGGTGTTGTTTGTAAAGCGCCTCCTTCCTGCTGGTCCGCTCTCGGTTTGAGGTTATTAACCTTGTCCAACCGTATTTGAGCAGTGTTCAACCCCTCCTGCGCAGTGATGATGGCGTCTGTATCACCGGCTTCGTAGGCTTCCTTGTACTTCTGTTTTGCGGCCTGCAGCTCGCTCTGGACCTGTTTTTTGGCAGACTCGATCAGCGCGTTGTGGCCTTTATCAACAGAGCCCTTGAGCTTCTGATTCTCGTCAACGAGGACTCTTGCGTACCGCTCCAGCTCCTCACGCTCCCGCAGGGCCTGTTCTTTGGCTCGTCGCTCGTCGTGGTAACCTTTGCTGAAGTGCTGAATGCGCTTCTTCACCTTGTCGGAGTAGTTCTCCAGCTCTTCGTCGGTAACCTCTTCGGGAGGCGCAGACGGTTTTCTGTTGCGGTCACCGGGAGGTGTGTCGTCGACGACTTCAATTTCAACGTCGTCGACCTTCAGATTCTTCTTCTTTTTCTTGCCGACGGTCTCCCTACCGACAGCCTCTTCGACCTCGAGACTTGGTTCAGAAACCTCTTGTTCTACCTCCACTACCGCCGACGCTACTTTGTCGGGGTCCGGAAAATCAAACTCT